CGCAGTAAAGTAACAGTCATTGTCAGGACTGTCGTTAAAAAATATGAGTATCTTCATACCCATTTCTAGTCTAGCCATCCATTCAGAATAGTAACGTTGCTCATCTCCAGTTAGATAGTTCCAGAAAGATGACTTGAAGCCTGCATCAGGGTCATACTCTAATAGAGCATGTCTTAATCGTTTTTTACACAACATAATTCCTTCTTTAACTATCTCTATATCACTACAATTGATTTCATAATCAATGATATTGGATGCAGACTCTTTAGCTCCGAAGAATTCACCATCATCTGATGTCTGTACTCCGAACCAGAACTTACCTTCGATATCACCTTGATAATATCTACCCATGATTACTCCTTGTTTAAATCTATTAGAATCTTAATATCTTCTAATAGTAATTCTGTTCTGTTAGTTGGATTATCTGCAAATAGCATCTTATCGTAGCTACCATACATAATATTAAATCCACCCTCTAACCTAACCATAGGTATAGAAGGATGTCCTAATGTGGTTTCTATTACAGTAGTAGCATATATTTCATCAAGTCTCTGATATAGAATTCTCATACCACCTGTAATATCCTCAAATGCTAACTCTTTCATTTAATAAAGTAAATATTAGCAAGTACAATAAATACAGTAACTACTGGTAATTTAATAAAACATGTATGGCAATCACACCATTTTTTAAAAAGATCGATAATACTTATATTTGTTAACATTTTTCTCCTCAGTCTATAAAAGCAAGATTCTTTAGTGCTCTAGTACAAGCAACATAATATAAATTATCTTCTTGCTCTCTCTCCCATTGTGTATCTGCTCTATCTTTAAAATAATCACACATATGTGATTGTAAAAAATAAACAGTCTCTGTTTCTAGTCCCTTAGAAGCATGAATAGTCATTAACTTCCTGGTACTAGCTCCATCTTGATGCATATCTAACTCTTTAATAAAGTTTTCAATGCCTTTAATTGAATTACAACTATTTACAATTGTTAATAAGCCATCATATTTATTCTCAATATTAGCTTTATTCCATTTGTTAGTTGATGCAGCACCTAAGTCTGCTTTATATTTAGCCTGTATCCTACGTTTAACTTCTGAAATATCATTAGCACTACGTAGCATAGGTTTCATATTATTCTTTAGCTGAGTAATAAACTTCTTACCAATAGAGAAGTGATCTTTATTAATAATAAACTTATTCGCTAAAGCAATTAGGTGACTATTGATTCTACTGATAATAAAACAATCATCTGTAAAACTAATGTCTTTACTTCTACTTCTTATAACTTTACCTCCTGTCTTTCTACTGACAATCTGAGGTACTATCCTTTTAACTGTTTCTAATATCTCAACAGGACATCTAAAGCTTTCACTTAGAGGATATTCTGTAGGGAAGTAAGTAGTCTTAATTTTCTCTAGAGCAAATGGATCACTACCTCTAAATCCATAGATAGCTTGGTTAGCATCTCCTACAAATACGATCTTCTTAGTAGGTATACAAGATAAGAAGTCAATCTGTTGAGGATTGAGATCCTGACACTCATCAACTAATACAATATCATAAGGTTCTGACTTCCAGCCATTATCAATAGGATATTGCAGCATGTCTTCACCACTGACTACAGTAGTATCTGATTTACCTTGTTTAAGTATGCTCTTAGCCTCAGGGATGTACATCCTAGCCACCTTAAACCGTTGACAGGTGTCAAGCCATGAAGAATCAGAGATATTCCCTGATAGGCTCATATGATGAGACGCTAATATCACAGGTGCTCCACTACCATAATCATAGTATTTCCTAAAGTTAACCTTTGCTTTGGGCCAATGTTCTTTTACTAACTTAAGTCCAAAAGAATTAAAGGTCTTACATGCCCATCCCATAGGTAACTTGTCTACAACATCCTTAACAATTGCTTTGTTGAATGCAAGATATAAACCATTATCATAGTTATGTGCCAGTTCCATAAGAGTAGCCGTCTTACCACTACCTGCAACTGCGTTAACAAGAATGGTTTTATCCGTACTATCTATAATATCTTTCTGTTGAGTAGTTAAATTAAGTTTCTTAGGTGCATTACCAGCTAAAGCATTTAGATTCATGATGTCTTGTTATCAATTAGATTTTCTGTACGAAATACATTAACTTGTCTTCTAACAGCACACACTTTATTGTTATGTATATATTGCAAAGTGTCTGCAAATCGTACTATGGGAAGTTCATTTAATGTGCACTTACCTCTTAATAAATTTATACAACCCTCATGATTACAAGAGTTGACTTCAAAATTTTCACGCATAACGCTCCTTTAAGTTGTTTTAAGTCAAATGAACACCAACCTATACACATAGGATTAGTTTTAATCATTTAAAAAACCGTTCGGAGAACGGCTATAAACGTAAGAAAAAATAATAACGTCTACCCCAATTAAGGGATAAACGTTTATATTAAAAGTAGTTCATTATGATAACATATATTCACTATTAAGTATATCTGTAGATAAATCATTAGATAACTTCTCAACAGGTACATATTCACCTGATATCTCAGATAGTATGTCTGATAACAGATCCATATCAGCAATCTCAGCTAATATCTTCCTATACGTATGACATACCAGCTGTAATTGATCAGGACTGAATACAAAACAGTCATGTATATGAACAATCTCTATATCACAGCGTCTAATCATCTCTCTAGCAACAAATCCATCTACGGAATGTACAATATTAGCTACTAAACTTCTAAAGTTCTCAGAAGGTTGCTGTCTATTGTATCTGTAGGTAAAGGTACGATGATCTAACTCATCAATCTCTACCCTGACATCAGTCATCTCTGTAACTGGTACTCTAGCTATGTGACCATCAGGTAATTCCCATTCATGTACATCACCATCATAGTCCCAGTATTCATTAATAGCCTCCATAACCTCCATTGCACCTGGCATTAACCCATCTAATGTAGCATAGAAGGCTTTCAACTGATGTTTATTAAAGGTTTGTCTAGGATTAGCTAATGAATTATAGAAGGTAGTCATACAAGGTTTCTTTACATCTTTTCTAGTAACTCTATATTTGCCCTCTAAGCGTACATTCATCTTATCTGCTATCATTTGATAGACATCTTCTCTATTACCGGTATTGATCATATTACAGACTCTAGCGGTATCTTTACAACCTGATAATGCAGACATAATCTGTAGACCTGAAGCAGTAGCATCAATACTCATGACATATCCAGTCTTATGACCCTGTTTAGTTTCATGATAAGCTCTCAACGCCTTAGCACCCAGTATAGGTTCATTAAACTGTTCCATATCAAATACAGTTTGTTTATTAAACCAGTTAATACGATCAGACCATGTCAGTTTGTCATGACCTGCATGATTAGCTATAGCAATCTTTAGATTAGACAGGTTAGTAACTGATTGTTTATTATGTAGAGATATCATAGACTTACCATATTCATTAGACTGAATATTTAGGTCATAACCTGAAGAGTAAGACCTCCCCCTCTTGTCATATCTCCATACAAAGTAGAAGGGTTGACCCAGTGACTCTGTAACAACACCATCAAACTGTGCTATGTCCATATTTTCATTAGGATTCTCATGATTGATGTAGGTAGGTATGTCTATAGTCCAAGGTATATCTTGCATTAGATTTAATACATCATAGGCTTGTTGACCATAGTGGTGATTACCTTTACCTAGGATGATAGACTTACGCTCCCATAACCAGCCTCCATCTGTATTAGATACCCAGTCATTAGGTTTCTGTTGCATAGGTGGTAAGTATTGTAGGTTATCAATCATGTCTCTAGTGTTACTATCTATTTGTAATTTAGGAATGATATCAGTGCCATCAGGAGATAGCTCGATATCAAATAACTCTCCATGTGTCAGAGCTAACAACTCAGCCCCCGTCTTAACAGCATCTAGTTGATTCTTATAACCTAATACACTACCTAACTCAGTCGCTGGCCCTTGTATAGGTTTAATGGTATCCGATGATAAGATGATAGTTAGTATGTTGTTTACTATCTCTTCATCAGACGGTAGAGATTTAATTCTCTGTTGCTTAGAGTCATAATAGTTGCCAGATTTGTAGTCTCTAACTGCCCATAGCATGTCGTAGTATAGAGAAGAAGTGATATCATCTAATATATTAGTTAGTATGATATTAGATTGCATTCTCTTTGAATAATTTAGTTCTATTTGTAGTTGCTTGTTCATTACTATCCCCAATGTTTTTTAATCGTTATGTATTTATGTTTTCTGTGTACTATCCAGACCAATAGTAAAATAATAAATCATCAAATGTATAAGTAATACAAATGATGAAATGTTATTGTTACAGGTTATCGATTAGTGAGTCTGCCTCATCTGCATTCATAGGTAGAGTGATATCTTCTACAGTGATTGTTGATAATTCTTTCTCTAATGCCATTACATATTCAGTCTGTTCTTCAGATGTAGACTCATCATCTAAGTCATTTTCATAGAAGTTAATGAATCCAAATGTTGAAGTGTCAGCAGATAACTTAAAGTTGACATAACCTTTAGAGTTTTCACGTGTTACTTCAATGTCTGCTTTCTGAATAATCTTTAATACCTGAGCAGTCGTGATGTGATTGAATGCTTTGTTGGGATTAAATTGTACTCGTTCATCTTCGTTTAGAGCGATGCTGAAAGTAATGTTGATTGGTGTAGCAGTCTTATTGCTAGTTCTTTTCTTTTTAATTAGTGGCATATTGCCTCCTTTATGATGTTATCTTGGAATAGGAAACTAAACAATAGATAACGTAAATGTTTAGTTGTTTGGAAAAGTGAAGTCAGTTTTATATCTTAACTGGGATATTGATAGTTTTATATCTTATCGGATATGGTTCAGCGTATTACACATTGAGACTAATGTAATATGTTCTTCTGAATCAGTTTCGTGGTGCTCTATTGCACTTTCTAATGCACTGATTAATGCATTAAACTCTGTTATTCTATCAATCTTAATATTGATAAAATCGAAGTATTCTTTAGTTACTTCCATTGGTCCACCTACTTTCATAAGGTACTCCTTTTTGTTTAGTTAAAATAGTAAGAGTGCTAAGATTATTGGAGTAATAAGCATTAAGAATATTACAAGTTCCATTAATCCTTTAAAGAATAGTTGGATGCTCATTATTTCTTCTTACTCTTTTTACTCTTCTTAGATACCTTAGCCTTCTTAGGTTTTGGTAGCATGCCATGTTCTTTTCTGAACTGCTTGAGGTTGTATTCTGATTCAACTAATGCCATCTCAACTGATTCATCTAGTGCTGTGTTTACTAGTTTGAATGATTGTCGTGAGGTATGTTTAAGCCCGTCATCACCTACAAATGATGATACAAGTTCTGCTGAATCTTCTATAGTTTTACCTAGTGCTGCTATTGTGTTACCGAATACTTTAAATATTTTCATGAGTTTCTCCTTTAGTTATAAGATGTATCGTTTAGTGCTAATAATAGAAGGCACCGACAACGCGGCAGCGTGCCGAGTCATCTTTCGTTCATGCTTACTATCTAGGTGTTGGGTGTGCTCTTGTGTGCTCTTAATAAAAAAATAAGTAGATGACCACCTTTAGGTGATCATCTTGTTATTTCTTTTATAGAGACTGAAGATACTCTAGAGTAGATTGAGTCTCAGAAGCGTCAGCATCTTTGCGTCTGCTTGCAGACCAAATGATGGTGCCAGAGTTTAGCACGTTTACTGCTAAGCTCTCAGCTTCGTTGAATTCGTCTTGTGTTTTAAACTGCTTGCTGTTTAAATTACAGAAGGCGAAAGTATCTCCATTAGGCAGGTTTCCTGCAATGGTTAGACTTTTGTCGAATTGCTTCTTTTTGGTTGGCATAATTTGCTCCTTAATTATGACTTAACAAAATGTTAAGCCTCTAATGCGGCAGCATGAGTGGTGGTAAATAAAAAAAGATAGTTTTTTACTTTACATAGGGGGGGTAGTACCGCCTTTTGTACCACCCACCCTTAAGTTTACTGAACCCATACCTAGAATTAAAAAATAATATATCGTATATTAGGGTTTTCTAATGTACTACTAATCCCTCTCTCCCTATACGAGCATCCGTCCCGCGCCAAGAAAGCTTCAGCTTTCGCAGGATGGGGGAAAGGATGTGAGTATATATAATATGTTTTTATACCGCTCTATCCACCCAACTTACCGGCAGCTAAAGCTGCCTCTGTTGGGTAGATATCGCTGGGGGTAGGTAGGGGTGCTAAAGCACCTGGTCACTACGTTCCCTAATATATATAAAGGAGGTGGCTGTAAGGTGCATAGGAGATGGGAATTTGTTTACAGAACCGTATAACTGTAGTTTACACATTCTATAAACTATGTAGCTATAGCTTATAAGAAACATATAATTGTAGTTGTACGTTTTAAATAACTATGTATAATCAGGCCTATGAGAAAACAATACGAGCAAATATGTATGGATGATTATATTGAAGTGGAGTCAGAACCTTGTGATGCGTTAGATTTATTAATGATGCGTCCGAAAGCTCAGCAACGTCTGTGGAAGTATCTGTGGAATAATAGAGATTTAGATGGGCACTTAAGCACTACTCAAAAAGAGATTGGGGAAGCTATGAACGTTGGAGCACCTAATATCAGTAGTTCTATGCGGGGGTTGATTAACGCAGATATGGTACAACGTGATGGTATTCACTTTTATATAAATCCACATCATTGGTGGTATGGTGAGGATCACCGTAAACAGACAGCTAGAACTGAGTGGGATAAACGTAAGGAGATATGTGGAACTAACAACAACAAATAATACTGAGATACTGACTAAGGAACAATTACAAGGATGTGTGCCTAAGAAGTTTAGACATAACGTTACTGAAGAGATTGTACAGTTTATTAATGCTACTGAGGATGATGACTTCAGGGAGGCGTTTAAAGCTAATTTACTTGGATTTGCCGATGTTATTGGCACTGGTAAGTTCAAGATGCAAGACTATGTTAATGCGGTTAAGTTTGTTAGTTATAAGCTACTGGGAGATCCTAATACTATTGCTTACGCTAAGACGTTTCCGGATAGATACCAGAGATTACTAAATAAAAACACACCTACTAAACAAATCTCCAGCTTTTCTACTGCGTATAACAGAGGGGACTTGGTAAATAAGATTTTAGAGAGGACGCTGGTTCCTGTTCATATTCTTAATATGGATATACATCAGGAAGCCATCAATACACAGGCTGAGCTCATGAGGACTGCGAAATCAGAGACGGTTAGGCAGAAGGCAGCTGAGTGCTTGATTATGCAATTAAAAGCTCCAGAAACGGCTAAGATTGAAGTTGACGTTAGTTACTCTAATGACTCTATTGATGAGCTTAGGGAAACTACCCGGGCCCTGGCACAGCAACAACTTAAGTTAATTAAGAGTGGAGTTGTAACAGCTGAATACATTGCACACTCTGATATCATAGGGCATAAAAAGGATTCTATTGAGACTGAATATGAGGAGGTTAAGTGATACATTGCATGAGTGATTGTTTAGATAAATTAAAAGCTATAAAGAAGATGGCACAGGAAGGGTTACAGGGGTGTAATAACCAGACAGAGAGACATAAGTTTGAGCAGATCTCTATGGAAATTAGCTATTTGATTAATGAGGCAGGTGCAGATGGACTTAATAAAGAAGACAGTTGATGAGTGGCTAAATGACATTAACTATGATGTAGACCCTAGTTATGTACCTAGTGAGTTTGCCTTGGAGTTTGTCAGCTTTATTAAGTTAGTTAATGGAGAGAGGGGAGAAGAGAACAAAACACCGGTAATTCACTACAAGATGTTAGATAACATCACTGGGAAGAGACAGAATACGGTTAATATGTGCTCACGTGGTTTAGCTAAAACTACGATACTATCAGAATATTTAATACTATATTTAGCTGTATATGGCTCTATACCTGGGTTTGGAGACGTAGACTACGGTTTATACGTTTCTGACTCAATTGAAAACGGTGTAAAGAAAATGAGACTGCGTTTAGAGCGTAGATGTCAGAATAGTGAGTTCTTACTGCAATATATAGATAAATATAAGTTTACTGACATTAGATGGTACTTTAAGAACAATCAAGGCAAAGAATTAGTTGTTACGGGACATGGTGCTAAGACTGGTGTTCGTGGAACAGTAGAATTGAATACTAGACCACAATTAGCAATGTTAGACGATTTATTGTCAGATGATGATGCTAGATCACCTACAATCATTGAAAGTGTAGAAAATACGGTGTACTCTGCAATTGACTACGCATTACACCCAGCTAAACGTAAAGTTATCTGGTCAGGCACACCTTTTAACGCTAAGGATCCATTATATAAAGCAGTAGAGTCTGGGGTGTGGTATGTGTCTGTTTACCCAGTTTGTGAGAAGTTTCCAGTAAAGAGAAAGGATTTTAAGGGTGCTTGGGAGGACAGATTTAACTATGACTATGTAAATAGCCAATACCTTAAATCTAAAGGTGCAGGAAAACTGGACAGTTTTAATCAGGAATTAATGCTACGTATTATGTCTGAGGAAGAACGTCTCATTAAGGACGGAGATATTACTTGGTATAAGCACGCTAATGTTAAGAATAATATGGGGGCGTTTAACTTCTATATTACGACTGACTTTGCTACTAGTGAAAAAGAGTCTGCTGACTTT